CCCTATAAAATGCAAAAAAAATAAGCCTTACTAGAAGACTTATAGATTTCAAAAAATGTCTAAGTAAAACAACTTTAATACAAATAAGTACGTACGTATTTTTACGTTCGATTTCGTACGATTGCGTACCTTTTTTGAATACGACTTAAAGCAAAAGAAAAACAGAATAGCAAATTCGCCATTCTGCTCGACTCATTTTTTAGTATTCAATCTTAATTTCCTTACCACATATAAACCTAAAGGTCACTGATTTATCTTTATGAACTATTGCTCTATCGATTACTAAAGCCCATATAGCACTATCCCACTCTACCAAATTGGTAGGGTTCTTTTTTAATATTTTGATGTATCGTTTTAAAGAACTGTTACGAGCAAGTGCTTTACTTTTCTTATCAGTAAGTTCATTATATTTAGCTTCCAACACTTCATATTTATCATAAAGTGAATTGTATCTTTTCTGGTAATCATCCTGCGACATAGCGGTTGATGAATTTTCTCTTACAAGCTTTTCTACCATATTTCTTATTATTTCAATTTCGTCATTTGTCTTTGTGATTTCCAAATCTAAATCTGTGAAATTAGTTAAATTAGAAATAAGGAATTCTATATCTTCAATGACCTGCTCTACTCCATTCATATAAAGGTTATAGGCTTTGAAGAACATTTCTTGAAATTCCTCAACTCCAATATGGGTATTGGTGCAGTATGAACCTTTGACTTTGTACTTGTCATTACACTGAAGTATCTGCCTTTTATATTCATCATTTGAGTGCCATACTTTTATTCCAAATGCACTACCGCATTCTTCACAAATAACTCTGCATCCAAATATGCCCTTACCAGAGTATGCTCGTCTATGAGCTTTTCTTCTAAGTTCTTCTGCTCTAACATCGTCCCATTCTTCTTTACTAATAATTGCTGGATGATGATTTTCAACATAATATTGTTGCACCTCACCATTATTTACTTTTCTGGTCTTTGTTAGAAAATCAACTGTGTAATGTTTTTGAAGTAAAGCATCACCTTTATATTTTTCATTGTGAAGTATGCTGTTAATTGTTGAGACGTGCCAACCTTTAGACTTTTCTAATTTTGGTTTATATCCAAGTTCACTAAGTCTATCACATATTGTTGAAATAGATAAACCTTCTAAATAAAGGCTGTAAATCAATCTAACAATAACCGCTTCTTCCTCTACTATTTCTAAGGAACCATCCTCACCTTTTTTATATCCTAAGAAAGCCTTATAAGGAAGTCCAACCTTTCCATCACTGAATGCTTTTCTTTTACCCCATGTTACGTTTTCTGATATTGAACGACTTTCTTCCTGAGCTAATGATGACATAATAGTTAAGATTAATTCGCCTTTACCATCAAAGGTATAAATGTTTTCTTTTTCAAAGTAACACTCGACTCCAGATGCTTTTAACTTTCTAATCGTATCTAACGTATCTACTGTGTTTCTTGCAAATCTTGAAACTGACTTCGTTACAATCAAATCTATTTTACCTGCAAGTGCATCATTAATCATTCTGTTGAAGCCATGTCTATTTTTAGTGCTTGTTGCACTGATACCTTCATCAGTATAAACTTCTACGAACTCCCAATTAGGATTAGCTTTGATGTATTTTGTATAATAATCAACTTGAGCTTCGTATGATGTAACCTGTTCTTCTAGATCTGTTGAAACACGAGCATAACCAGCAACCCTTCTTTTTGAAAATTCGCTTATTGGTATTCTTGTTAAAGTGTTTCTTGTTTGAGGTATTACTGTAATCTTCGCCATACTATTTACCTAACCTTTCTAATTCTCGTTTTCTGGCACTTTCTTTCATTTCATTAGTCCACGAGTCTTTTCTTGAATGAACCTTCCATTCTTTTATAATTTTCGTTTTATCATTTAATATAACAATTGCAGTGTATCCAGATATTCTAATTTCTTTGATGTTTTCTTCAACAAAACGATTGTCAAATTTTGTCGAATTTTGTATTTCACAAACTATTCTAATAAGTTCATCTTCACCTATTCTTTTGGAAGGACATCCTTTAGCACCAAGTCTTGCATATTTAGCACATATCCAATAAGTCCTATATGGGCTTATTTTTCTTATATAGTTTTTACCACAATCATCACATACAACTTTACCTTTTAAAGGAGTATATTCAGGACTCTCTTGTCTTTTAATTTTAGCATTCCTACGCTCTATTTCATCTTGTACCTTTTGCCAAGTTTCTAAATCAACAATTGGATCGTGATGTTCTTCTACGTGATACTTAATAAGCTCACCATTGTTCTTTCTTTTTTCTTTTGTTAGATAACTTGGTTTATATGTCTTTTGAAGAATAAGGTTTCCTGTGTAATCGTAATTAGTTAATATATGTCTTACTGAACTATCACTCCATTTACTGCCCATTCTGGTATGATATCCCCTATCATTAAGCTTTCTTGCGATACCTTCCTTACCAAGCCCTCCAAGATATAATTCATAAATAAGTCTTATAACTTCTGCTTCTGATTCAATGATGGTGTATTCATCTTTATCAACTTTGTATCCATAAAGTAATGCACCCCATGGTTTACCTTCTTGAAAGTTCATTTTAATTCGCCACTTCATATTTTCGCTAACTGACCTAGCTTCTTCTTGAGCATATGAAGCAAGTACTGTAATTAAAAGTTCACCTTCACCACTTAAGGTATAAATCTTTTGTTCTTCAAAATAAACTCCGATTCCTAAGATTTTTAATTGTCTTATTGTTTCTAATAATACTATTGTGTTTCTTGCGAACCTGCTTATTGACTTAGCAACAATAACATCGATTTTACCTGCTTTGCAATCTTCAATCATTCTTAAAAATTCTGGTCTTTCTTTCTTAGTTCCACTTATACCTTCATCAGCATACACTCCAACATAAAGGCACCTAGCATCGGACTGAATTAAAGAACTATAATAACTTACCTGAGCAGATAAAGAATGAAGCATTGCATCTTTTGATGATGAAACTCTAGCATAAGCACACACATTAATTTTTCTTTCTAAAGTCTTCTTAACTGCTAACTTTTTTACTTCTGTTTTCATTTTGTCCTCCTTTTGTCGTGTAGCATATTACCTCTAGTTTCAACTTATAGCAAGTGATTTGAACCCCATATTGTATTAGAATTGATACAATGTTTTTCTTTTAAAAGAACCTTTGCTTTTTCATATTCGTCCTTATTTAATAGACTATCTTCATACAGCTTTTTTATATGATTCATTGAATTAAGATATTTTGTAATATTTGCTTTTCTTTCATCCATGATGAAACCTCCTAAACTTTATTCGAGAGTTTTCCCTCTAAAAGTTAAAGAGAAATAAAAGCCAATTTATAACCAAAATAAAAAAAGTTGCAGTTAAATTAATAACCACAACTTATAATTACTTATTTAATTTTAATGCTTTAATATATTTATTATTTGATAGACTATCTTCTATTTCTTTTGCCCTTTTAATTGCATCATCCTTAATTGGATCTGGTAATACTACTTTAGCATCAAATATTAAATCCATCATAAAGTAAGCAAATGAAATGGCATCAAGTTCTACATCTTGTCTTAGATACTTTTCATCATTTTCTACAGGACTTACATAATAGTTTTTAAATTCATACTCCCATTGTTTTATTCTTTCTTTTGGTGCATTAAAAGTGTCTGGATATTTTTCACCAAACTCAATACAGCATCTTTGATAAATATGACGCATCTCATGAAAGCTTGTAATGTAAAGCTCATAATCTGGAGCAATCTTTAATCTATCAATATTATAGACTACTCTAAAATCTGACGTTGCAAATGCAGTAACTTCTTTATTAGGAAAGACATCTTCGTTTTTAAATTCAACTAAAACTGCATCATCTAAATTATAAATAGCAGAAACAAGTGCAACTACTCGCTTTGCAATATCTTTATTATTTTTTAAGTTATTCATATTATCCCCTATGGTCTTCAAGATTTGTTATAGTATACCATAAAAATAACATTATTTGCTAATCCAATTAAAAAATAAATAAGCTAAAAATCCTAAACCTAATAAAGTATCTATTGCTTCCCAACTTGCTCCATCACTAATAAATGATATTAGCATAATAACTACAATTACAATAACAACCCAACCTAGTCCTGACGGTTTCCAACCTCCACCACCTGAACCTTTATTTTCAGAGCCACCTGTTGTACTTTTATATTTATGATATTCACCTGGATCATGTATATTTCTCATAATTATAATCCTTTCAAATATTCTTCTAATTCTTCTAGTGAATGGACTATCTTTCCATTATTTTCACTTAAGCAATTCATAATAACGGTACTGATTAAACCTATACCATTTTTTTTAATACCCCATAAATAATAATGAGTGTCATCTGCAAATAAACTAGGATAAGTTATCGGTATCCCATACTTTACACATAACTCGTGAAGTTTTCCTTTTTCACCTTTCTTTAAGCATAGACCACATAATTCTTTTAATGTTCTTTCAGTCATTTCTTCAAGTTTCTTCATTGACATTTTAATTTTCCTCCTGTATGCCATTAAAAACTCATAAAGAAAAAGCTCCCATCGTAATGATAAGAGCATAATAAACAAAAAGTATTGCATTATATGTTCCCATCATTCAAGCTTTACCACCTAACTTAATAGGTTGGTTGGCAGTCATCGAGCTTGTCTCTCGTACCTATCTTTATGGTACTTAAATTATACTACAAAAATAACAAAAAGTCTAGAATTATGAGTAGAAAAAAAGACCTCATTTATTTCGGTTGAGGTCATTACCTGATTAATTGCCTTAATCTTGCGTACAGCTATCTATTATCGCCCATAGGTACTTGAATGCGATGCAACACCATAACTTAGTGCAATCTAGGGAACTGTCATGATCAGTTCAAGTACATATTAGCATAATAATTTAATTAGCTCAAATGATTTAATTTTTTAATTTCTTTTTTTAATCTCTCAAGTTCTTCAATAAAGAAAGTTCTGGTAATGATTCCACTAGACATGCCACCATGAGCAAACTCTTTCATATAAAAAGAATCTTCTGGATCATCAAAATCAATACCAGTATATTTTTCATATGCTTTTCTATAAACGCTTTCAAACTCATCTACACTTATTGGTAAATCTAAATCTGTAAATTCTCTAGATATTGCTTGCCACAAATGAGGATTTCCTCTTGAGCACCAACCACCTTTTATATCTCTGTTAAATAACAATATTATACTTTTATCAGTTAAAGGTTTATTCAGATCAAGTTCTTCTAAAGCTTGTTTAACTCTTGCCATTTCTGGCAAATGAATTAAATTTATAAATGGTTCTTCTTCATAATCAGTTACTACTTCATGTAATGAATAATAATATTTTTCACCCATATACTTCATGATTATTTCAAACGAATCTTTGTCACCAAATAATTGTGCTTTATTCATGTTAACTCTTTTCATAGTTTTATTTCCTTATATTTTGTTTTGCCTCTGCTTCAGTTTTATAAAGTCTTGATTCTCTCACTTTATATCCTGCGGACTTTCCAGGATATCTAATTAAATACATACCACCAGAATATTTTACTATTTCAACTTCTACGTTTATCGAATTAACACCACTTACATATTTTTCAGTTGAATCGATAGTAATTTTCCATAATGCCATATCGCAAGTAACCATATTTCCCTTCGCACTTAATTCAACATCAACTTCTAAAATACCATCTTCTAAATCTAAATCTTTAACAGAAGGTGTATAACTACCACTTGATGCAACAACATATAGAATAATATCATTGCCTTCTATAACACCATAATTTTCTTTATCTTCATAACTTATTCTTTCATATGTAATTTTCATTCCATCTATTTTGGAATTTTGCCCACAACCAGCTAATATAAAAGAAAACATAACTAAAAATAACATTGCTAACTTTTTCATAAATACCCAAAACAATCCCTTCTTATTTGAAAACATTTTATTTTTTGTTAATGCATGCTACGGCTACATCCTTCAAACATTTAGCACCGTATATAGCTACTCCAGCAATGCCAGCTATCCCAAAAATTTTAACTATCGTATTTCCAAAGTTTTTATTGATTTTATTCATTTCGCTTGTTAACTCAAAAAGTTGTTGTGTTTCTTGGGTATTTAACGGTCTTGATTCACTAGTCTTAGCTAGAGCATCTATAGCCACTTTATGAGCCTCTATTGTTTTTCTATTTGATTCTTTACATTCTTTTAACAAACCTACTACTTCAGTAGATAATTCAGCAATAACCTTTTTCTTTATTTCATCGGAATTTGACAATTCATTAAAAATTTCTGTTCTAACATCATCTTTAATTCTACCTACCATACCAGCAAGTCGATTTCCTATTTCATCTGTTAGATTTTTAAATGATGTAATACCTAGTTCTTTTAGTACTGCACCTTTTGTTTTTAATTGCTTTTCCATAATTATACCTCGATTTAAATATTTAACAATAATCGTCTTCTAATTATATCATATTTCGACAATAAAGTATATAAATTTGGATAACAAAAACAGCCCACTACTCAGTATTTCTACCTTTTATGGGCTCTTTGCTATTTATTCTTTAACAGCTTAATAGTTGCTTCAATTTGAGTAGTTAACCAGCTTTCTAAATCACCATAGTTTTTAGTAATGTAGTCTTGCACTTCTTTTGTCATTTGTGAAAGTGCGATATCTTTTGCTTTGGTTAACGCTTCAATTTGAGCTTCTTCATTGAAACTTCCAGACGCTTTTAAACTATCAACGTAAGTTTGGAATACTGATAATACAGCATTTGTTACGATGTTAGTTGCAACTGTGAGTTGTACCTTTGCATTCTCATCTTTTACCTTAGTATTAAGCCAAGATATAAGCTTTGTTCCTGCAAAAGAAATAAGTGGTAAAATAACTGCCGTTACTACCACAGATAAAATGTTTAATAAAATATCATTCATGTAAATGTCCTCCATGTTTTAAAGTGTCATTAATGTGTTCAGTAATTCTTTTATGTGCTTGAGCTACTGATTCTTCAACCTTAACAATTTTATTAGATAAATTAGAGTATCTTTCTTCTAATCTATCCAGGTTCTTTTCTATCCTATCAATTGATGATTTAATATAACCTATCTCGCTTAATAGGACTCCTTCTGATTTTCCACTATCACGAGTGTCCTTTTTATCATTTCTTCTAAAAGCTAGAAAAGCAAAAATGATACTAGAAATAGTACCTAAAACACTAATGATAGTTAATGCTACACTTGTTCCATCCATTTTTAATCCTCCACGTTTAATGCATAATAAGAAATTTCTACACAATTAGGATATGTATAAACGCTAGTATCAGCTTTTGCAATTCTTAAGGTTGAATAATCTGTACCATCAATTATAAATTTAACTGTCCCTGTCTTTCCAGATTGTGTAGTACTTCTTACTTCTAAATAACTATAAGAATATAAATCACCTTTTGGAATTGCAAAACACCCACACAATTGGCTATTAGCACCATAACCTAAAGTATCAACATAAGTAAAAGAAATATAAACAACAACATTAAATGGTATTTCATCCAAATCAAAAGTTACTTCGTTAACTGGATCAAAGTTAACTAAGTCTTCAAGCATTTTAGATTTTGATATCATATTCATTGTTACATCACCTTTTCTTAATCCACTTTTAATATAAGTAGGCTTATAACTTTGATCTAGAGTTAGAGATGTTGTTGTTTTTCTATATCTTGCTATTGGAAACTGATATCTTGTTCCACCAATTGATAGATCATTTTGTGTAAGTGATGGATATGTCGATGAACTTTCAACCTTAGTTAATTGCACTAAACCAGTAGACATATTGATATCTAAAACTACATATCCATATTTGCTTGAATCTAGTGAAATATAAACCTGTGAACCTGCTTCAACATAAACACGTCTACCGTAAACTTGAATATATCCATCTTCAAATGTTATGTAGTTATTTGAAGTTGAAACGGTACATTCATTTCCTATTCCTTTTAATACTCCTGCAGGTACAGAACCACCTAAAAAGTGATTAATATCTGCATCTTGTTTTGATGAAACACTGCAACCATCAAATGTTATTTTTTTAACTGCCATAATTCATTCCTCCTATTTTCTTTCTAGCAACTTTATCTTGTCTGTAAGTTTTACTCTATACTCACCTAAAACCACATGACATTCATAAAAGTTGCTTTTAAATGAAAGTTGTGTGACCATAGTTTGATAAGTTTTTTTTGGTGTAATAAATTCTACATAATCACCAAGATGTAAATTCTTAAATGGAACTACTACGTGATTATCCATAACAATATCAAATTCAATGCTATGTTCTAAATTGCTAACTAATAATTCACTTTGAGCTTTAGTATCAAGTGCTGAATAATCATTATCACTAAAAAAGTAACTTACGCTTTTTACGTAAGGATATCTTTTAGAGTTATTCGCATCTTTTGTAATTGTTCCATCAGTTAATAAATAATAAGCAACTTCGCTTCTATGTGATGTATTATCATCATTTGGATAGTAAATTACTTTATTAGTAATTTGGTTATTTGAATCCACAATTGATAAATTATTTATACATGGTAAATTTGCTTTAATCTTCATACCTTTAGTGACTGATGCAATTTCAACATTAATTCCTGCTATTTCACCAAAGTCACCAATTACAATTGAACTTTTTAATGTGATTCCATAAGATTTAGCGAGTGTCTCCACAACCTCAGTAATACTTAAAAGCTCTTTACTTTCATAAACCAAGCTACCAATTTCTGCAGTTCCTTTTGTCAAAACTAAATAATCGATATTTTGTAATGGATCTCTATTATTAACAAATGCTTTTTTAATCATATCTAGTAAGAAACTACCTAAATCACCAGAGTAACTTGATACTGGTACTTTCACATCAAAAATAACTGAATAATCATTTACCACTACTTCTGTATAGCCTTCATTTGAATTTGTTAATGTTTCAATAATTCCAATATAAGAAAAAGGAACACCTCTAACAATTACGATGTCCCCTATGTCTGCTTTTAGATCTATTCTGTTTACATTAAATTTTGACTTCTGATAAATCACAGAATCAATTACAATTTCATAATCACTAACAAGAGCGTGGTCTAATACTCTTAAATCTAAAACCGATAAAAATACTAGTTCCATATTAATTACCCTCGTACATTTCAATATAACTAATTTTACAAATTGTAGATTCAGTAACTCCTGGATCGAACCTTATTTGATAATTACCTAATTCTAAAAATAAGAAATTGTCATAATTGAAATCTTGCAAATCATAAATATCAGTAGTTTTATTTCCTTCAATTAAAGTCATCTCTTGTTTAGTAACTTCAGCATCAACAACAATAATATCAGTTACATCATTTGTTTCTAATACTAATCTCAGTGTTGATATAACTTTGTCATTTTTTAATATCTCTACTTTAGGATTCTTAGTTTTACCGATAATTTCAACTCTTATTGGTGCTCTAACACAACCAGCATTAACTACATCTATTTCACCTGTAAATGAAATTGAATAAGAAAATGGATAAGTATATGGGTATATCTTATCAAGCGAGTTAGCAGTAACTTCTATTGTTTGTGTTAATCTTCTAAGCCACATTGAAAGCTTATCAAATACGACCTCACACTGAAGTACACCCTGATTAATCTCTGTTTTACCTAAACTTCTCAACTCTACATAAGCATACTTTAATCCATCGGCTTGATAGTAAAGTCTTAATGGGCTCTTACTCTTTTTAATGTAATTTAAGAATTTAGTATATCCATCATATCGTTCTTTAAAAATAAGAGTACCCGAAATCGAACCTATCGGATACTCTCTTTTTGCAAGTTTATACACATTCTCAAAACTTAAATATGAATTATCCCTTTCAATACCTAAGCCACTTAAATTTACAAGTAATGTTTTAGTTTGATGATTGAACTCGAAGGTAGCCCCTGTTTCATCAACGATATATATTTTTCTCATTATAAGTAACTACCTCCTAGTTGTCTATTTAAAGCATCCACATCTATTTTTGATGAAGATGTGTTTACTGTAATATTATTTGTTGTGTTTGATGAAGTGTTGTTATTAACAGTTGAGCCACTTCCTCCACCACCAATATTAAATGTATCAGAAAACCAGTCACCCACATCACTAAATAAATCACCGAACCAATCAAAGACTTCACCTACAGAATCTAATAACCATTTCACTGCATCAATTACTGCATTTAAAATAGTTAAAAGTGGTTCTAGAATATTATATAAAAGTTGTAATGCAGGAACTAAAATTGCCTCAATAATTCCTCCTACTATTTCCATAAGTGGTGATAGTAATTGGAAGATAGATGCGATAGCTTGAAGAATGATTAATATTGGTTTTAGTAGAGTTTCAATTAATGGTGCAAGTAAGTCCATCAAAACACACACTATTTCAATTACAACGCCGATTAATCCAATGATAGGTTCTAATATCGCAATTATAATCTCTAATATTGGTGCTAAAATTGCTCCTATAATCTCAATTAACTGAACGATAATCTCAATAACAACACTTAAAATATCAGCAATTACAGCGATTATTTCAATTATGATACCCAAGACAGAATCAATTAATTTAGTAACTGCAGAAATAAGCATAACTACTAAATCAATAATCATTGTTAAAATATCAATTACTGGATTTAAGATACTGATGATGATTTCAATAATAGGAATTAAGATATTTGTAAGCTGATTTATAATATCTTTTAAAATTGGAATTAATGATTCAATTAAACCAATTATGATATTTATAACTTCAACGATAGGATCTAAAATTCTATTAATCAAATCTACCAAGATGTTAATAATCTCATTTATCAGTTCGAGCAAAATCTCTAAGATAGGCATTATCGCATTTAAAACTTCATTTATTAAATCCATTACGACATCTAATACTTCGCCAATAATCGACAAAAGACGACCTAATAATTCTCTAAATTTCTCATTTTGTAAAAGGATAATTGCTATAACTGCGATAAGTCCTGCCCAACCAGCAATAGCACCAGCTTTAGCAACACCGAATGCTTTTATAGCTGTTACTGCAGATTTAATCATCGGTACTAGTTTTCCTATAATTGCTATAACAGGTCCGAGAGCCGTAACAATACCTGCAATAACACCAATAGTAACTTTTATAGGTTTTGAAAGTTCACTCCATGCTTCAATAAATGAATGCAGTGCTGGAACTACTTTATTTTGAATAGTATCAAGTAGTTTCATAAGCGGTGGTATTACTTCCATTGCAATTGCATAGCCTACTGATTGAAGTGACTGCTTAACATTATCTAGTTGGTCAGTAAATTCACCAGCAAGCTGAGCTTGTTCATCAGTAACAATACCAAGTTCTCTTGCTTCAGTTCTTAAATCATTTATTTGTTCTGATGTAGCACTTAAAACTTGAGTAAGCTCTCCACCTAATTTATCACCGAAGATTTCATTAGCTACTGCAGTTCGTGTTGCTTCATCTTTAACATTACTTAATGCTTCACGTAGTTTTGAGAAAGCCTCATCAGTATTAAGTCCTGCTAAATCATTAACAGTTAAACCAATTAATGCAAGTGACTCAGATAACTTTTGTGTATTACCTGATGCAATATCACCAAGCATTGCATTAGTCTTAATAAAGGCTTTTTGCATTTGTGACTGGTCTACTGCTAGAATCTGACAAGCATGACTCCACTCTTGATATGCTTCAACAGATAAATAAACCTTTGATGCATTATCAGCTATTTCATCTGCTGTTTGCATTGATTTAATAGATAAAGTTGCTAAAGCTGTAGTTGCTCCTATTACAGGTAAAGTTACATACTTAGTAAGAGCAGTTCCAACTTTAGCAAGCTTATCCCATTTTGCATTTCCTAAAGCTGTTATTTTAGAATTGGTTTTATCTAGTTCATTATTTAATTTAGCAACTTCAGCTTCAGTGTACATGACACCACGTTTCAGTTTGTTAAATTCCTCTTCACTGATAGCACCAATTTCTAAAGCCTTTTTAGCTTCTTCTAACTTCTGGTTTTGTTCTGCTAGTTTTTGTTTTGTTTGTGTTAGAGTTTGATTTAAAGTGGCTTGTTTCTTATTCCAAAGTTCTATATTTGTAGGATCATATCTTAAAGCATTATCGATAGCTTTCATTTCAGCTTTTTGTTCTTTAAGACTATTATTTAATTCTTTGAGCCTAGCATCTATTTCATTTGTATCTAAACCAATTTTAATATTAAGTCCCTTAATTGTTTCTGCCACTAAAAATCACCTCCTTATAATAAAAATAAATCGATATCCTCTTGTGTTGCTTTTCTACTTCTTACACCTTTTACATCAGTCATACCTTTATGGATATCTAATATTTCTAGATATGTACCGATGTCAAATAGCTCTGCATCCCTTAATGGAATACCTAGTTGAGCCAAGTTATAGATAATGTTTGATGTTGGATTATGATTATCCTCATCTACACTTGACTCTTTACTAGGGTAACTTATTTGTTTGTTTGATAGTTCCAAGTAAATCGCCAATTACTCTTGCTAGTTCTTCTAACGCTTTTACATCACTAATAATTTCAAAGTCAAAGCTGTTTAAAAAATCATCATAACTTTGATTAGTAAAAGGCTTATGAAGAATATAAGTAATCTTAAAAATGGTATTAATGACATTTGAGATTTCACTTTCACTCTTGCCTTTAATACCATCTAGATTTTTAACATCTGTAAATAACTCGCTACCAAATACACTTCTATATGAAATAATCGTAAAAAGTGATGAACGAAGGCGATATTCTTTTCCTCGTAAATTAACTGTCTTTTCCATAAATTAGTCCTCCTATAAAACTGGTAATTCTGGTGCTCTAGATAAGAAAGTCGTGTAGTTAGAATCCCCTGGTCTAGATGTGATGTGATTAATAACAACTTCACTATTAACTTCAATTGGTCTTACTGTGATATTAAGTGTAATTCCATTTGCTTCGATAGATTCAGCTTTTGACTTAGTCGCTTCACTAATTGGTGCAACAGTACATAAATAAAACCAAATACGTCTACCTTTAGCATCACCCTGAATTTCACATCCTAAAGCAAATGTCTTAGGTTGAACATTAGCAACTTCGATTAAGTTTCCATTATCAAGTTGGCGATATCCTAAAACATTAATCTTAAATTCATCAGTAAGTTCAGTGACTTTAAGTGAGATAGTTCTACCAGCATTTTGAACTAAAGTTGCGATAACTTGGTCATCAGCATATACAGGTGTAGATCCACCTACTACATCACTAGTAAATTCTTGAGCTCCTGGAAGTCTAACTGGTGTTGCAAAACTCCAAACACCATCGTTATCTTGAGTAGCTAAAGAATAGTGGACATTTCTTAAACCGAATGTAATTTTATTATTTGCCATTTTAAATTTCCTCCATGTAAATTTCATAAACTCGATTAACTGATTTATCTTCATTTTTAGATTCATTCAGCAAAGAAAAAACAAGCCCACCTTCAAGTAAAGCTTGCTCGAGTTTCTTTTCTAATTTTAAGTCTTTCTTTTTAGTAACTAATGTAATTTGAATATTTGACCTGTAGTATAAAGGTACATCATCAACAAATACTCCAACTCTTTTATTAATCTCTTGATAAACAATAAAAGGAAGACTTGCATTATGTTCATTGTCATATACATTAGTTCCATAAAAAGCTTTGTCTTTTAAAACATCATTTAATATTTTGTGAAGGTCTTGTAACGTCATTTTACTTATCCTCCATTTTTAATAATTTCTTTAATGTCATCAAGCATTTTAGGAGTAAAAGTTTCATATGCTGGTCTCATAAATGGTTGAGCCTCTACGAACTTTCCACTTTTACTATGCTTAAATCCAAGTTCGATTAAATGCACTAATCTACCTTTAGTAGCACTAGATACATAAATCACTTTATTCGCACCACTTCCAACAACAGTTAACACAAAAGAATCTGCTAAATGATTTTTAGAAGCTTTGCTTCTAGGACAGTTCTTTTTGATGTATTCTAGTATGTCATTTGCAGTGCGGTCTAACACATCTTCCATTTCCTTTTTAACATCATCACAATATTCTTTAATAATATCAGTAAGTCTTACACCAAGTTCATCAAGTTTCATCAGTTAACTCGATATCACTTTCAGTAAGGTATAATTCTAAAAACATACCATTAAGATATGTTCTTTCGATTTTATACACTTTACCATTATATAAAGCATATTTAGAATCGTCATAAAGGAAAGCTTGGATGTTAATTTTAATATCATAATTTTTATTTATTTGAACGCTAGTATTATACTCTGCTTGAGTAATACTTCTAGCATTACCATAAACTTGCTTTTTCGATTTGATAATATTAGTACTTACACCAATTTCATCATAAGTTGAAACAACAGTAAGCAGTACAAGAAGGGCGTTAGGCGAATTAGGAAACATAGGCAACCTCCTTTAAGTTAAAGCTAACTGCCTAAGCAGAAAGTCAAAACTTGAAGGAAGCTCTTTGACAGATCCATCATTTGTAAAACCAAAAAAAGTCTTACAATAGATTAGCACTAAAGCTTCCACTAACCCATCGTCACTATACGCCACTTCTTCCTTAACACCAACTGATAAAATCAAGCGAATGCAAGAATTGATGTGTAGAGTAATTTCTGCATCAGCTGAAGAATCTTCAAGCGGGATCATCAATGATTTTTTTACCTTATCTATAAGACCAGATTTAATTTCCATAAAAATAACACTCCTTATTACGACTTTTGGATATATTTTGTTCGTTGTACTTTTTTACTCATTTCTGTTCATTTCATTATTCCTTTTTACTTATACTCATTTCATTGTACCTTTTTACTCACTTAGGATTTCATTGTTCCATTCTACTATCATACGTGGACGAGCCGACTATAGAGGAGTTCGTTGTACCATTTTACTTTCGTTCATTTTCATTGTTCCATTTTACTCTTTTCTGTTCATTGTACTTTTTTACTTTTACTTATACTCTTTTCATTATTCCTTTCTACTTAATGTTTACCTAAGCAACTTATACTGCTTAGTCTTAGTCTGTTGTTATATAAATGCTACTAATAGCAGATATATCTAGTTAGGCTTTCTTAACACGTAAGAATCCGTTATAACCTACTACGTTACCACCAGTAAACACTGATGCTTTATAACATGTAATACCATCTCTAAACTTGTAGTCTGTTGATTTACCAATTTCTACAGGTGAGAAGATAGGAACTTCATAATTATGTAATGCACCATAAGCAATACAGTAATCACCACTTGCTGTGTTAGTATCACTAATTGCTTTACAATAAGATGAAATTACATAAGGAATACCATCAATTGTATGAGCTTTATAATCGATAGTGTGAACTTTTCTTCCTTCAGGAGTTCTTAAGTTTGCAAATGCACGTAAGTCATTTTTGTTAAGAATTAAGCAAGCACCACCCTCAACTTCTTCATCGCCACCATATGAATATACGATATCATCTAAAGTATTCTCATTAATTTCAGCAATTGGTAAGTCTTTAGAAGCATCAATAGCAGTTGCTTTATTTGAGAAGATACCTGTGAAAGTATTTGAATCACCAGCACCACGTAAGATTTGTTGAGTGATTTTTTTCTTTAAAGAACATTTGATATTCTTTAACACTTCAGCTTGATAAGGAAGTGATGGTAGTTTTTCTAATTCTTCTGTGATTTCAGTATAAGCAGTAACTTTTACTTTAGTAATTGTTACATAATCGTATACTGGTTCAGTTTCTGCATAAGCTTCGCCTTCACCTGTTAAACCTGCTTCACCATGAGATTTTACATAAGCCTTCTTATAAGTTTCACCACCATTTAAATTAACAACTCCAACTTGGTCTGCTAAAGTTGAGACATCTTGAAATGGAATAGGTGCGATAGTTGATGCAGTATGATCTGGAATTAAGATTTCATCTGCACTAACTTGAATAATTCTTTTTTCTTTTAAAGCAGAACCACGTTTTTCTAATTCTTCTTTTGATTTAGAATTCTTTTCAACGTTTACTACTTTCATTTCTGTTTTACCTGCAATAGCCATTTTCTTATCAATCATTGCTCTTTCTTCTGTTAAAGAGTCGATTTCTTTTTCCATTGCAGTTAATTTTTCAACATCAGTTTCATCACTTGATGCCTTTCTGATTTCAGCTAATCTTGCTTCAATTTCTTGTTTTCTTAAATTTAAATTCATGTAATTTTCCTCCTAAATATTTGTTTTAATATGAATTCTTTTCTTTATGATTTCTGCTTTTTTATTTGCTTCAGCTAAATCCATAGCCCTTAGTTCAGACTCCACCAACTCTAAGGAACGAGCATAAATTGAAGTACCATCATTTGCTGGAACATCTACAACAGATACATCGTATAATCTCTCAATTCCAAGAATTCTACGAATAGGTACTTTTCCTGATCTATCCCAGCTTTGTTTAGATACCGTAAAAGCAAAGCTCATTTTATCTAAAAGTTCTGCACGAACCATTTTATAGATATCTTCATTTGATGATGTATCTAATAGTTCAGCTCGAACCTTTAAACCAACTTCATCTATCGTAAGAGTTAAAGATTTATTCTTTGTTCTTGCGATAATTAAAAACGTGTCCATGTGGTTATACTTCATAGGCACGTCTTTCATTAGTGTTGAATTAAGTGCGTTTCTATCGATTACTTCATAAAAACCATACTCTTCATCACCGATTAAATATTGTTCATCAAAGGTTAATGCGTAACCTTCAAGTATCATTTTCCCTTCGGTTTCTTCAAACCTAATTTCAGAAAATCTAGTCTCCTTCTTGTTCTTGTTCATCTTCATTACTACCTCCTACTTGATATTCGTTTGCTTTATCAGCATCAACGTAATTTAAAGATTGAAGTCTCTTGTTACCACCTTCAACAGGTTCTAGCCCTAGAAGGTTTCTTGATTCATTTAGTGATAAAATTCCTAAACCCATTAACTTTTCAATAGCACCTACTTTTGTATTCCATGAAGCATACTGTAATCTTTCACTAAAAAAGATAATCTCTTCCCCACGTTCTAACATTCCATCAGTAAGCAAGCCACAAGAGAATGCTTCACTTAACTGAATGGCGATAGGTTCTATTGTTGATTCATAGAATGCATTAAACTGATTTTCATCAAAGTCATTCTCAAATATTGATGTAGACACTCCAAAGTAATCTAAGATTTTATTTTGAAGGAATGTTAATGTTCCCTCACTTACAAACTTAGGCTCTACTTCAAGTGGCACATATTCACTTTTAGCATCCATTGGAATAATTGCATTACCTTTTAAAGATGCTGATTCAACTGCCCTATTAAATTCATCTAATTGTTTTTGCTTATCACTTTCTTTTAACATCCCATTAATTTTAAGTAGACCTTTTACTTGAAAGCTTGCTAACATTCCTGTTTCTACTCCATTTAATAATGAGTCATTAAGTTTTAATGTTTTTAAAAGTGATTCATGAGCTTCATTACTTGAGTTACCACCAAAGAAATCATCTCTTGCATAGAACCTTCTTAAATGAATTACATTCTCATATGGAAGCATGTAGTTTGTTCCATCACTAAAATAAAATCTTAAGAAGTATTGTCCTATGCTATCTTCAATAGGTTCTACCATTAGTGGCTTTAATGGATATAAAGCTTTAAGTTCATAAGTTGCAGGATCATAAAGCGGATAAATAAATGAGTTATCATTTAAAACTAAAAGAGAGACAACCCTATATAAAAACTGTGATGTTGTCATTAAAGGGTTAGGTTTTGATTTAAGTAAAAAAGCGACTCGTCCTTTCTTTTCAGTCTGGATTCCATCGCTTTCAACTTTTATATATCTTGCTTTTAATTTTGAACACTGTGTTGCAATTCTATCAATGCAAATTCTTACAACATCACTATTAGTAATTTCATCACCAAATGGTACTAGTGGTGTATTAATATTACCGATGATATGATAGCTTTCTACACTACCTACTTTTTTATGTTTCCTTTTAAAAAGTCCCATTTGATTACCTCCTAACTAACCATATTCTCATATTCTTTCAAATGAATATTTAAAACTGCATAAGCAATTATTAATGCAACAGCACCATCAATTCTTTTAGTTCTAGAATTTAGTTTTGATGGTTGGATGTTTCCATTAACATCTACTTTTGCTTGTGTATTTGATAAGCACCATTTAAGTATTGGATTATTATCATAAATCACTATTTTGTTTTTTAAATCTGCTTCAAGTTGTTTCATTGGTTCTGATAATGTGTAAACTCCCTGTCTTATCTTTTCCATAGTGAATGAGTTTTCTTCCATTTCATCAACCCAATATTTAGAGTTCCAGGGATCATACCCTACCCAGAGTGGTCTAATGCCATATTCATGCACCATTGATAAAAGCCACTCAGTAACTAAACTAAAATCGTTTTGACTTCCTTCAGTTACAGTTATATATCCTTTTCTTTCCCAGATATCATAAGGTACATTATCCCTTACATGTGCA